AAATCAGAGTGAACCGAAAGCGGAGAGTGAAGCAACGGCAACAGAGGATAGAAAACAAAATCCTAAGTTGGAAAGACGGTTTTCTGAGATAACCAAGCAACGTGAAGAAGCTAGGGCAGAAGCGCAGCGGGAGCGTGAAGCTAGGGAATCTTTAGAAGCAAGGTTGCGGGATTTAGAGACAAAAGCACAGCCCAAAGCTGATGCAGTTGAAACTGAACCGCTGCCCGAACAGTTTACTGATATGTACGAATATGCGAAAGCATTGACGGACTATCGGGTTGACCAAAGGCTGAAGGAAGAAAAGGTCAAGGAAGCGCAAGCTAAAGCTGCAGCCGAGCAAGCCAAGTTAATTGATACTTGGGCGCAACGGGTTAATGCAGCAAAAGCGGAAATGCCTGACTTTGAGGCAATGATTACTAGCGCAGACGTTACTGTAAGTAATGAGGTGCGTGATGCAATCTTTGAATCAGATGTTGGCCCCCGCATCTTGTACCACCTAGCCGAGAATCCTGACTTTGCTCAGAAACTGCAAGGCATGACCTTAACTGCCGCCTTGAGAACTATTGGGAAATTGGAAGCGCAGTACGAAAAGACTGAGCCTCAGACAAAGCCTGCTGTCGGTAAAAGTAAAGCACCCGTGCCGATCAATCCAATCAAATCGGCGGCTAACGGGCGTGATGTAGCCCTGACTAGCGATGGTCAGTTTCATGGCTCATATCAGGCTTGGAAGGCTGCTAGGTTGGCTGGAAAGATTCGCTAAACCTATTTTTTTAAGGATTTGACATGAGTAATCAACTTTTGACGATATCGATGATCACCAATGAAGCTCTCATGGTGCTCGAAAACGAGTTAACCTTTTCTAATAATGTTGACCGTAACTATGATGACCAATTTGCCGTAAGCGGCGCAAAGATTGGCGCAACCTTAAACGTCCGTAAACCTGGTCGTTTCATTGGTACTACAGGCCCTGCCCTGAACGTGGAAGACTTCTATGAGTCTTCAGTTCCTGTAACCTTGTCCACACAATTCCACGTTGACACCCAATTCACCACACAAGATTTGGCTTTGTCTTTGGATATGTTTAGTGACCGTGTTCTGAAGCCTGCCGTGGCAGCTATTGCCAACAAGATCGACTTTGACGGTCTGACTACGGCTAAGAACAACACCGCTAACATTGTGGGTACAGCAGGTACACCCCCCACAGGTCTGATTACCTACCTGACCGCAGGTGCGTATTTGGACTCTGAGGGCGCACCCCGTGATGGTCGCCGTTCATGCGTGATCGAGCCCTTTACATCTGCCACTATCGTGGACAGCTTGAAAGGTTTGTTTGTACCGTCTGACGCTATCAGCAAGCAGTACCAAAAAGGCATGATGGGTCGTGACTCTGCAGGCATGAACTGGTTTATGGATCAGAACGTGATCTCGCAGACTTTCGGTTCTTACCCAACCGCAACTCTGTCTTGCAACACCGCCACAGGTACAGGCTTCCTGACTAGCGGATGGGCCTCTACTTCCACTATCGCATTGACCGCTGCAACTGCTACCGCAGGTTTGAAGCAAGGTGACGTGATTCAGATTGCTGGCATCTTTGCTGTCAACCCACAGAATCGTCAAGCCTACGGCTCTAACAAGCTGCGTAACTTTGTGGTGACTTCTAACGTGACCGTGGCAACTTCAGGCACTACTTCTGTGACTGTAAGCCCCGCCGTGATTACCGCAGGTCAGTTCCAAAACGTGAGCTTGGCTTCTACTAGCGCATCTGCTGTAGTGACCCCGTTCAACAACACAGGTACTGTCAGCCCACAAAACATCGTGATGCACAAAAATGCATTTACGTTGGCCTGTGCGGATCTCGAGCTGCCAGACGGGGTCGTGTTTGCAGGCCGTGCTTCCGACAAGGAACTTGGTTTGTCCATGCGTGTTGTGCGTCAGTACACCATCAACAACGACTCCATTCCTACCCGTGTGGACGTTCTGTATGGTTGGGCGCCCCTGTACCCTGAACTTGCCTGCCGTGTCGCAGCTTAATCATTAACATTTAGGAGTAACTATCATGGCAAATCCAGGACCAGCAAGTACCACCACAAGTCACCCAACCAATTTGGCATCCAATCAGGCTCTGCGCTTGATTGCGTCTGCCCAAACCGTGAACTTGAATGCAGTCGCAGACACATTAGCCCCAATCTTTGCGGCTGGTGACGTAAGCGTACAAAGCATTATTGTGACCAACGCATCTGTTGACCTGACCACAGCGCAATTGGCTGTGTACACAGGCCCAGGCGCTACAGGCACAGCAGTAAAAACCGCTTATGCCCTTACAGGCAACACTACCGCCGCCAAGGTGATTGTGACTGCGGCAACTTCTACAGATGCCATCACAAGCGACAACCTGTACATCCGTTGCACCACCGCACAGGGCGCAGCAGCTACCGCTGATGTGTTCATCTACGGCTACGACCTGAACTTCTTGCCCTAAACAAGCATGAGTTAAGTGGAGAGGCCATCCTCAAAAGGGATGGCTTTTCTTTTTTGCAAGCCTATAATTTGACAAGAGGTACACATCATGGTTAACACATCCGTAATGCGCCCAAGTGGTCGCACCTATGCACTCAGTCTTACCAGTTCAGCAAGCGCAGCCCTGCTGATTGAAGCCACCACAAACGACCAAACCAACTATGTTGCCCTGATTAACACAGGTTCAGGCGTTGCTGGCGTGGAATTGTCTAACTCAAGCACAGTAACCACCCCAACCGTGGCATCCACAGGCAATAGCGGTTCATTTATCTTGCCTGCTGGTATGACTTTCCCGTTGTTGATTGCTGCGCCTAAAGCCCCGTTTTACATCAAGGCAATTAGCTCAAGCACAAACGTTCTGTACATCACGGCTTGCCAAGCTGACTAATAAGGGGCTTTCATGTCCAATAATGCTGCGGTCACCCAAACGACCAATATCGTTCCTGTTCAAGGTATTTTTGACCCTGAACCAACCTTTGCGTTAATTTCGCTGATTGGCCCTGCAGGGACGCCGTTTTTTGCCAATATTTCGCCCAATCAATCAGGGCTAAATATCACAAACAGCACGATAAACAGCACCACCATAGGGGCAACAACCCCATCTACAGGTGCGTTTACGTCAGGCACGGTGACCGCAGCCCCTACAGGCCCCACAGACATTGCCAACAAGCAATATGTGGATTACTACGCTGCAGGACTAAGTTGGAAACAGCCCGTCAATGCAGCAACTACCGCCAACATCACGTTGTCAGGTCTTCAAACAATTGATACCGTAAGTTTGGTGGCAGGTAACACGGTTTTGGTCAAAAACCAATCCACAGCGGCTAACAACGGCATTTATGTAGTGTCTTCAGGGGCATGGACTAGAAGCCCAGGTGCTGACACATGGGACGAATACGTTGGCGCAATTGTGTTTGTTTTAAGCGGGACGCAAGGGAGTTCAGCTTGGTACAGCACAGCACAGCCTGGCGGCACACTAGGCGTTACTGCTATCAATTGGTCAAATTTTGCTGTGTCTTCTACTTACACGGCGGGAACGGGGCTGACTTTATCGTCAAACGTGTTCAGCATTACGCCCGTAGGAACAGCGGGAACGTATGGCTCTGCCTCATCTGTGCCTGTATTCGTTACAAACGCATCGGGTCAGGTTTCATCCGTCACCAATACCGCTATTGCAATTGCAAACACTCAAGTGTCGGGTCTTGGCACTATGTCCACCCAAAACGCCAATTCTGTAGCGATTACAGGCGGCACAATTAATGGCGCTACTGTAGGAGGCACGACAGCAGCGGCGGTCACAGGCACAACCATTACCGCAAACACCCAATTTACAGGCGCAGGAACGGGTTTAACAGGCACGGCAAACAGTTTGTCTATTGGAGGCAATGCAGCTACCGCCACAAGTGCCACAACCGCAACCAACCTTGCGGGTGGTACGGCAGGCTCTTTGCCTTACCAAAGCGCTACATCTACCACAACATTTTTGTCGGCAGGTACAAACGGGCAAGTTTTAACGCTTGCGGGTGGTGTTCCGTCTTGGGCAACACCCACCACAGGAACAGTTACAAGCGTAGGGGGTACAGGCACGGTTTCAGGCATTTCTTTGTCGGGAACAGTTACCACATCGGGTAATTTGACTCTTGGCGGCACTCTTGATTTATCTGCACCACCCGCTATTGGCGGCACAACGGCAAACACAATCCGTGGAACAACCGTTACTGCAACCACAAGTTTTGTTGGCCCATTCTTTGATGCGGCAAGTTCAGCAGGCGGTGCTTTAAGAAATCAAAGCGGCACATTACAACTTCAATGGGGCGGCGGCGGAGGCAATAACATCACTTTTGATGTAGCAACAAACATCAACCCTGCAAACGCTGCGGTAGCTATTAGCCCAACAGGCACAGGCACAGTCACCATCAACCCCGCCACAGCTTCAAGCATGAATAACGTGGCGATTGGTGGAACAACACCTTTGGCGGGAACATTTACCGATTTGAGGGTAAACAACACCATATCTCTTGCAGGCTCTACAGGCACGGCTGGTTATGTTTTGACATCTAACGGTGCTGCCGCCCCAACTTGGCAAGCAGCCGCAGGTGGTCTAACAATTACAGACGACACCACTACCAACGCAACCCGCTATCTGACGTTTACAAGTGCCACCACAGGCTCTATTACGGGTGCTAACGTATCTTCTACTAAGTTGTCGTTTAACCCGTCCACAGGCACTTTTTCTTCAACAGTTTTGAGTGCCGCAGCAGGTACAGCAGCAGCGCCTAGCATTAGTACCGCAGGCGACACAAATACAGGTATCTTCTTCCCTGCTGCTGACATTATTGCTTTTGCAGAAGGCGGCACAGAAGTTATGCGTATCGATTCCAGCGGTAACTTGCTGGTGGGGACAACAACAGCCACGGCTAATGGCGGCGTTATTCAAGTATCTAACGGCATCACTTTCCCTGCAACCCAATCAGCATCTACAAATGCCAACACGCTAGATGACTATGAGGAGGGGACTTGGACACCAACAGCAACAAACTTCACGGTAAGCGGAACTTCAACTCTTACTGGTACATATACAAAAATTGGTCGAGTTGTTTACTTTAAT